ACGCGGTCTACCCACGTTTATAGGTCAGTGGCCCGACATCGATGTCGTGATTATCAGATCGTGTGGTGCACTCGTGAAGAACGAAAACACACTCCCACCGCCGTTCGATGTCGAGGAGGTGTACGGGGCTGTTTTATTGGTCAGGATGGATGAAAATTCTGAGCACGTAGATTTTACATTACATGAATACTTATCATTTCGGGACGAACGCGTTTCGGTTCAGAACGGCCGTTGAATACTTCATCGAGAGTTGGAAATGGATTTCCGCGAATTCGAGCATATTCGTCATGGTGCAACCCATCGGGTTTTCGTTCACGACCGCGTCGAGATTCACGCGTTTTCCATTGGTGGCTTTCGCCATCGCCTCGCCGATGGCCTTGAGCCAGGCGACGTGTGATTCTTCTCTCGGGTTGAAGTTTTTAAGGAAATCGTTCATTTATACTCATACACGACATTTACCTAAGCATTTAAAATACGCATTAACTTTATAGATAGGTCTCGATGAGTGCATCGTTTCATTTCGTATCTCTCAGGCTTGCGGAACCGAAGAGGTTCCTGACCATGGTCGATCCGGAGGGTAAACCTCGAGTCGTGACGTTTAAGGATCGATCTACCGCAGAACACGCCGTTCAATACATGTCAAGATTTATGGCTAAACACGGCGAGTGGCCCGTCATGGATCTATCCCCTGAGAGTAATCTCCACAAGGTGATGAAAAAAGAGAAACCAGGAGATCCAGAGACCGAGGCTCTCCTGCTCGATGTCGTGGGGTACGAGCAGGGTGACGTTGAACGCATAGCCATGAGCACGAACGTGGATTTCGTTTGGGTCCACACGTTCGATGTTTTACCTACGCGACACTATGGCATGATCGAACAGGTTGCCTTTTCCGGTAACGAGATCAACGCCATGGTCGACGATGATTGTTTTCGAGACACGCTCGAGCACCTCGTGGTTTGAAAAAAAAATGACCGCTATCGATATGCGGCGGTTGACGCGCGCTCAAAAAAAGGAGCTCGACGCTTCGGCTTCGTGGTACCTCGCGTGTGGTGTCGGTATATTGACAGCCATAGAGGAGCTCCAACGCGCCGAGAAACTGTTCGTGGATCGACCCATATCGAGTCGTGGAAGTGACCTACACATGGTAGAGATATGTAAAGGCATCGAGCGCGTGCAGGTTGTTCTCACCGACGTGCTCAAGCGTCTGCGCGAGTGAAAATTTCCCGCGCCATAGTAGGATGTCATGAGCTTGTGGGATGTGCTCCCTAACGAAATCCAGGAAATAATCTTGTCGAAAAGCATTGACCTGACTCGCGAGGAGTACCTGAGCATCGAGGGTAAAAAGCACGAGAAACGTAAACGTCGTCAAGGACGGGGTCTCGTCACACCCGCCATGATTCGATATGCCACGTCGAGTACGACTGACCCGTACGAGATATTATCGTGGGCATTCCCACTAGAAATGCTCGAGCTCCAGATGTGTGTCGATCCACCGGTGGAGCTAGAGGTCGTCGATTTCGATTATAACGCATACTTTACGACGTGGCTCGAACGGTGCTGTGAATACATGAGCGCACAGGAAAACGCGAATGCCTGGATAACGCCGACGGAAGACCAATGGCTCTCCATGTTTACTAAGCTTAACGATTTCAAGCGAAAATTTTCACACCTCGACATACTCTCTGAGTATTTTCCGGACAGAAATGGTCTCTTCTTTTGGCTCGAAGTTCAAAAGGACGACACGACTTACCTATCTCGGGAAAAGAGACGTTCTCTCCAATCCCTTGGCGTCCGCCTGAGTAAATTTAAACCCCCGCCCGTCGCGCGCACCATCGCATGAACGTCGTATCTCCTTCGGCTGTTATGTCATTGTAAATGTTTCTGTCTTGATCATTCTCGGTCCGATACCCTGGGCAATCGATTTGTTTCATACGCTTCCGACTTCGCACGGCACGGAACCCGAGGCGTGTATAATACCCAATAACCGATTCCAATGCCGTGAGTACGATTCCCTGTGAATTCGTCCTACGCGCTACAGACTTGATCGCGTCGATCATCGAACGACCGGGTGCGGCTCTTGGCTTACCCCTAAAGTTCATACCGGTCGATGTGCCGCGGCAGATGACATCGAGATACACAAAACCCGGGTACTTGTCCATTTGTAGAGTCGCGAAGCCCCTGAGCGACCCCCTGATATCATTCTTATACACGTCGTGTGCCAGTATGACAACGTCTGCACGCTTTAAAGCCTTTTTCAGATACACAGGTGATATTTCCTTTTTGCATAACACGGATGCCCGCGCGATTTCCTCTCTCTTCAAGTCGAAGAGTCGCCTGTTATCGGATCTATATACGATTTCTATACCGTCCCGGTACGAATTGTTCATCGCACTACTTACCATACGTTCACTTTTTTTCTCATGTTTCCTATATAGACAACATGGCCTGGATGGTCAAACGCGGTGGGAAAAAGGTGCCTCGAAACCCGGTCAAGGTCCCCGGCAAAATTTACTACAACCCCAAGACCAAAACGTTCTACAAGGCTCGCGTATCCTCAATCTATGGTGGCGGTAGAAAGACGGTCCACAAAGTCCAATGTAAAGGATGTAAAGCGAGCGGCAAACCGATTCACGTCAAGGGTAAAAAGGCTCAGTATTACCCCCCGACTAAATGCCAAATGCGACCGATGAGATCCCTTGGTAAAGATAGATATGGTAGGTACAGGCGCAAGTGCAGGCCCCCGGGACTGTCGACGCAGATGCAGCTCGCGAGACGACGTGAATACGACAGAGCTCAGACGTGGAAAATTGGCACGCGCACGAACACTCAATCGAATCGCGTGGCGCTCGCTCGTCGCAAGAAGGTTCCCACTCGCTATGGATACACCAAATCGACCACGTGGCGGAGAACTAAGGCGACTCGAAAATAAAATAGCCGCATACTGTATATATGAGCACGAAGACGAAGAAACGCGTGAAGTTTTCAAATAACCTCGAGCGCGTGCGACTGTATCGACCGAGTAATAACCCACCTCGCAACGTCATTCGAAACGCGCCAAATCTTCAACGCCAGAATGCGATGTCCAAGGCGAACGTGGCTCGAATGGAGCGCATCGTTCGACGATTGAACTATGAGAACCGTCTCCTGAGGCGAAAAAACGCGACTCTAAGGCAAACATTAAGAAAACGTTAAACTAATCAGGAATCGTTTTTAACCCATCATTTATTGATGTCGTTAAAAACAACGAACTTAGAGAAATGGCATCACATATATTTAGAAATGCCCACGCGCTCCTGTCAACCCGGGCACTGTCTTCTCGTCACGCGCGAAAATGCGTCCGCTCGCTTACCTACTCGTGGTAGTGATGGCGCTGCTGGATACGATCTTAGCTGCAACGCTGATATTGTTATCGAGCCTGGCGAGCGTCGTCTCGTACCAACGGGCGTGTCACTTGAACTACCTGCGGGCACGTACGGGCGAATCGCTCCAAGGAGTGGTCTCGCCGTACGACACGGAATCCAGGTCGGCGCGGGAGTCGTCGACGCCGATTACAGAGGGGAAGTCAAGGTCCTACTTTTCAATCACGGGTCGGACACGTTTTCGGCGACGATCGGTGACCGCATCGCCCAGCTCGTGATCGAGTGTATCAAAACACCCGACGTGCTCGAGTGCTCGAAAGAAGCCATGGCGACCACATCGCGTGGTTCCGATGGCTTTGGCTCGACGGGCTGATCAGATCAATCGGACACGCGTTTCCAATTTACGAATAACTGGTTACCCGTGGCACTACAACCGAGATTTAGCGTAGTCCCGTCGGGATCAAGTGCCAGATCGCCGTGAACACCCTTGTTATCTATGTCATCATTCCCCGCGTATTCAACGTTCCCAAGGACACCTTTCGTTTTGACACATCTCCAAGGCGCTTGCCCGATCGTCACGGTGCCGTTGCTCTCGCGTCTGTATGGTGTCGTGATCCCCGTGGCCCTGAGTGATTTTCCACCCGTCGGTAATCGAACGCTTCGAATCTTTCTTTTGCATTCACAATCCTCGTATACATCAACTGACATCATTTTCTCTCGCTTGGTTCGAACCCAGTAAATGTATGCGACGATGAGCACCGCGATGAGTGCGCCGCGAATCATATTCTATCATATGGCTACAAATTATTCAGTGGCATCATCGGCTCCGTCCCCGTTTCCGTCGTCGGCCCCGTCCCCGTTTCCGTCGTCGGCCCCGTCCCCGCTTCCGTCGTCGGCCCCGTCGCCGTCTTCACCCTCGTCCTCTGAATCGTCGCTGATTCCAATACACTTCGCGGGATTGAGCACACCCGCCACACAGAGCGTGGCACCGTCAACGTCGAATCCGTCGTCGCACGTGGGTTGACACGACGACCCCGACGCGAGTTCAGCGGTACAATCGCCCACGGCTCCGTTTGTCGGTGGAGTGGATGCATCGCACGTCACCGGGGGCTTTTTACCATGAAAGAAATTCCAAAAACCGAGCGCAGCGTCGTCCTCGTAGTCCTCCGGGACCTCCCATGGATCGAGCTGTAACGTCGACGTAGCCACGGTGGAGTTGTTTTGCAAACTCCTGTGGTACGGCTTCTTTTCGATCGCCTGTAAACAGACGTTGTCCCTGCTGTACGTAGAGTCGATGTTCATTTCTCGAATGATATCATCCACCAGATCCCTTGTCTTCTCGGATTCGTCACGATACTCTTTCAAATCCTCGTGTGTCGTCTGACACCACATGAACATCGGTAATTTTTTGTTGAGCTCTCGGATTCGATCGTCGATGCGCTCCTGGGATCCCTCTTCGTTGTAATCATCGGCTCGACCCTCTTTGACGACCTTCACATCTTTTGCCTTTCTATCAGCTTCGGCCTTGACGAAATCTTTCATCGCGTCCTTGAGCTTTTCCAATTTGAATTTCTTCTTCACGTATGGTTTCGTGTCGGGGAAAAACCCACCCATAAACCCGCTACCCGCGGATAACGAGCTGGACAACGCGCAGACGAGTAGAATGGCGATCATGTTTATTATGTTATAGTGGACATAATAAATACGATGAGTTTACACTTGTGTTAGTTTAGTTACCATACGCGACACCGGCGAGGCCATTTTTGACTCTCAAAATGTTGAGATTGACCGCGTACAGACGCTGCAACGTGGAATTGCCTGCACCTGAGCTCGGGTTCTGTAACACGATCTTTGCCGTGTCGACACGGGACATATTTATGCTTCCACTCGGCTGTGATTTATTCAAATTTAATGCCATCGGCCACGTGTACACGGGCACGCCGTCGAGCGCTGCGTTCGGGAGCCCTGACGTGTGCTTTTCGGCGACCACGGTGTGATGATACACCTTCGACATGTTTTCAAAGAGCGGCAGACCATTGACGTACATGGTGGCCGTGTCGAAACCCCACTCGCTACTCCAAAGACCGTTGTTTGCCTCGCCTGAGACGATGTGAAACGCAACACACGGGTGGTTAAAATACGTCAAGTCGTATTCGCGATCGGTTTTTTCCGCGGGCTGGTGTTGTACCTGCGTGATGAGCAATTCATGCTCACCCTTCGTGAAGAACTCTCGCTCGTCGGTGTCGAGATATACGAAGTTCGCGAACACTTTCGGCGTGACACCCGCACCGATGTTGAGCCCCGGTCGACACTTGACTCGGATTTCGACGTCTGAGTATTGCATGGCGATGAGAGGCAAGCACTTGGTCCAGTCCTTGCTGAAGAAGAACGGGATCACGTAGTGATCGGCGTTTCCGTTCGTGCCCTTTGCGTTTTCGAGCACGTCGTTCGTCGTCACGGAGCAGCTCCCGTCTCCGTCGCGGTAGAGGACGTTGTGGACGCCCTGAACGAAGAGGGAGTCCATTTCCACCACTTTCTGACCACCGATCCAGAGAGAGAACTCAGTCGGCGCGGCGTTTCGAGCGTGGAGGCCTTTCGTCACGTTGGTACGAGCCGAACCAACTTCCGGATATTCGATCCAGACGTAACTAAGCAAATCACCCTTACTCTTGATCGGTATAGTGACCTCCTGGTTCGCGCCGAAGGTGCCGATAAAATCCAGCCTTTCAGGCTTCATACTGAAGTTAGTGTATCGTCTAAAATTTTGTCTCCAAAAAGAAATTTCTGGTCGCGCGATCAGATGGCGGTCTTGTTCGCCTCGGCTAACCAATTCCACTAATCCTGACATTTCGTCTTATACCTATTATCAACATAAAAAAATCGGACCATACCTCACAAGCGCGCACGCGACATGGTGGTTTTCCAGGCGCTCACCTGGGAAGCCCGCGACGAGTTCGTCGACGGCGCGGACGATCCTCATCACCTGGTGTCGATCTTTGGTAAGACCGAATCGGGCGAATCCGTATGTGTGACGACGAAAGTGTTGCCGTACTTCTTCGTGCGTCTCGGGGACTCGACCATGGCTAAGGGGCGCGAGATATATGCAGAGATCGAAGACAAATGTCCTGGGGCCCTGGTGAACTGCTCGATCGTTCGCGCCAAGGATATATGGGGATTCACGAACAACGAGGAACAGAACTTTCTTCGACTCGACTTCGTCAACCTGGGAATGCGCCGACGGGTCAACTGGGTCTTGAAAAAGCCAATACAGCTTAAGGGGGGCGCGAGAAAACTTCAGGTATATGAGTCAAACTTAGATCCCGTATTAAGGCTCATGCACGAAACTGGGATTCAAAGTACGGGGTGGCTTGATACGTGTAATTCGTGCATAAAAAACAATATCGCTCACGTTGATATTGATTTATATTGCAAGAATTGGGAAAAATTAAGACCCGTGGCGCGTGACGACATCGCACCTTTCGTCGTGTGTTCTTTTGATATCGAAACGAACAGTTCGACGGGAAAATTCCCAAACCCGACCATCCCGGACGACGCGTGCTTTCAGATCGGTGCGTCTCTGTGTCGGTTTGGCGAAGACGTACCGTACGATAAGGTGTGTTTCTGTTATAAAGAGACGGATCCAAACATAGGCGATGGGACTCGTATACTGAGCTATGCCACCGAGAAAGAAATGTTGCTCGCGTTCACGGCGTACGTCAGGGATATGTCAACAGACGTCCTGACAGGGTGGAATATATTTGGTTTCGATCTCGAGTACATTTATAAGCGCGCGCAGTATAACGGATGCGTGTACGACGCCATGCAGTTGGGCAGATTCAAACGCCAACCGTGCTCGATGATCGAAAAACGTCTCAGTTCGTCGGCTCTTGGGGACAACACGCTCAAACTGATTCCCATGCCCGGTCGGTTCGTCTTCGATCTCTTTGGGGAAGTCAAGAAGGGCTACAAGCTCGACAGCTACAAGCTCGACAACGTGTCCAAACTGTACCTCGGCGATCAAAAGATCGATATGCCTCCGAAGGAGATGTTTGCTCGATTCAAGGAGGGTGACCCCATCAAATTGAGGGACGTCGCAGAGTACTGTGTTAAGGATACGCTGCTGCCACACAGACTCTTGAAGAAGCTGTGTACGCTTCTGAATCTTTTAGAGATGGCGAAGGCGACGTGGGTTCCGCTGTGCTTTCTGGTCGAACGGGGACAACAAATCAAGGTTTTCAGTCAACTGACAAAGAAAGCACTGGAATCCGGTTTTAAGGTACCGGCTCTCGAGTATGGGAGCACTCCGGAACAAGGGTACGAAGGCGCGACTGTCCTCGACGCGGAGAAGGGAGCGTACTATACTCCCATCACCGCGCTTGATTTTGCATCTCTGTATCCGAGCATCATGATGGCGCACAATCTGTGCTACAGTACGCTCGTGATGGACACTCACAAGTATGGCAACATCCCGGGTATTGAATACGAGCAGTTCGGTGACCATCGGTTTGCACAGAACGTCCCGAGCGTGCTCCCTGCGATCTTGAACGACTTGAAATCTTTTCGAAAGCAGGCGAAAAAAGACATGGCAAACGCGACATCACCCGCCATGAAGGAGGTCTACAACGGTAAACAACTGGCTTATAAGATCAGCATGAACAGCATGTATGGTTTCACCGGCGCGTCGAAGGGCATACTCCCGTGCATGGCCATCGCGTCCACGACGACGCGTAAGGGTCGCTCGATGATTGAAGACACGAAAAATTACGTCGAGGCGAACTTCCCGGGCGCAAAGGTCAGGTACGGTGACACAGATTCTGTGATGGTGGAATTCGACGTACAGGGCCGGACCGGTCAAGACGCCATCGACTACAGCTGGGAGCTCGGCGAACGCGCGGCGAGAGAGTGCACGGCGCTTTTTAAGAAACCGAACGATCTGGAGTTGGAGAAGGTCTACTGCCCGTACTTTTTATACTCAAAGAAGCGCTACGCGGCCAAACTCTGGGAGATGGGTAAATCCGGTCAAGTTGAGTTCAAATACGTCGACGTCAAGGGTCTCTCACTGGTTCGACGCGATAACACGCCGCACGTGAGGCGCGTGCTCAAGGAACTCCTCGACGTCATCCTCGAGTCCAGCGAAACGGACACGCCGATCACACTCGCGCGCAGACGAGCGATCGAGCTGTTGACCGGTGATGTCCCCAACGAGGAGCTCATTCTGAGCGCACAGCTCGGTGATCGCTATAAGAACCCGAACCTGGCGCACGTCAAGTGTCGTGATCGAATGCGCGAACGCAAACCCGGGAGCGAACCGCAATCGGGAGATCGCGTGCCATACTTACTCACAAACACCGGAGATCCGAAGGCGATGGCGTACGAGAAGAGCGAGGATCCCGTGTACGTCAAGGAAAACAACATCCCCATCGATTATCACTATTACTTTTTGAAGAAGTTCTTACGACCAGTGTGTGATTTGCTCGATCCACTCGTGGAGTCGCCAAAAGATGAAATCTTCGGTGAGATCATCGAGGCACACAAACCACCAAAGAAATCGAGAAAAAAGAAATTAGAGCCACCTCCTGGTCAGCAATTGATTTCTGACCTATTTAGAGATTACTGTCGTATTAATGACAAGTGATAATGTCAGATAACGATGCGATCGTCGATCAGGTTCGCGGGTTCCTGGATGAGTACGCACATAAGGAGGTCGAACGTTTTTTCGAGGTGTATTTAAACCTATTACACACGATACTCGGGGTCCCGAAGCAGAGCGCGGTCGATCTTCTCTCGCGCATGCCGAAAGACGGTAGCAATAGGCGGATAGCGACGACGTGCATGGGCGTGAACAAAAACGGGAAGCCGTGCACGAAGAGAACGAACGACGGGACGGGGTATTGCCAGCGGCACTTATGCCAGCATCCTCAGTTTTCGGTGTTACAGGGGAACGCAGAGGCGACGACATCCACTCCCCCACTCGTCATATCGGTCCCCGATATCGAAGATGAGGAGGACGACCTTAGAGAATTCGACGCATTCAGACATAGGAGATAGATAACGTTATGAATCATAAGAGCGATCTTTTAAAAAAGAGTATCGACGATTTTTACGCAGAAACGCGACATGGCGATACGCTGGTTGATATACTTGAAAAAAGGGGCGATTCGGGTATATCACTGAGAAACATAGAGTGGTTCATCACAAACTATAGCAAAAAGAATCACACATCGTACATGAGCAAGGATGGTAAAATCTTCACAGTGCACACGAGTTATAAATCAAGCCTCGATGGGTACAGCAAACGCCTGTTCGATCCATTCTGTCGGGCATCCAAGATCACGTATGACGTCCCGAACACCGACCACACCGTCAAAACCACGCTCGCGCAGTTGAATTTTCTCAAATGGTGCATCACGAAGGGTATCATCGACTTCATGCGCGAGAACAAGCACCTATTCAAGCGCGGTGCCACCCACTGAAATGGCATCACTCAGTTTACCATCTTCAAACATAAACGTCTTGTAGGCCGTGTAATACATATGCATCGTGTACGAATTCGTAGCGACCGACTCTAACGTAATTTCGATGTTAGTTCTATCGCTCTTTAACATTGTAAAATCAAGCGATCCCGATGGGTTCACACTCCCTGGATCCAGTGAAAACGCGCACGTGTAAATGTTTCGAATCGGACGCGTTAAACGATGTTGATACGGGACCAGGTACTTGTAGAACCCGTGCGTCGCGTTCGTAATGTTCGGGAATGGATTTCCATTTATGTGAAAGCGCGCGGATTTCATGACGGGTGAAAAGAACGTGTTGAGCTCGTCAAAATCCATATCCCGACTGAAGTTGAACCTGTTATGAACGTACAGTTCACCTTCATCGGTCTCACCCGGTTCCCCGACAACGCTCTCGTTTTCGAATCGCGTATCCCTGAAAAACCAATGAATCGCCTTCACGGGCAGATTTGGCACAAGGTCGAGCTTGATGACCCTCTCCGAGTTTGATTCGATGTCCAATTCAGGGTGGCGTCTGACCACGTCAGTCACCATCGTTTGCTTGTTACGCATGAGGTACAGTCGTTCCTCGGGGCGTATCGTGATCTCTTCCGTGACGATGTCAAACGACGATAGCGCGAGCGTCGACGCTGTGTTGGCGAAAAACTGTTGCTGGTGCACCTCAAATTCGATGATGAGTTTTTGCTTATACATGGCACAGAGGGGAAGGTACGGTCTTCTCACTTCGTTGGCCGAGTACTCATCCGTCACGTACTTTCGGCAAAAGAAAAATTGAAGTGGGATCATCAGGTCTGCCTTGAAATTGGCATCGCTCGGGTTAGTCTGCGTCGCATCGAACGCCAGTGACCGGTTGACTAAAAACCGGTTAGCCACCTTTTCCGACGTCTCGAGGTACAGTTCGTCCCATATGACACCCCAATCATCGTGAAACGTCTCGAGTTCGGTCTCGTCGGCGAAAATTCGAACCGACTTGAAAATGTGTCGACCGACCTGATCTGCAAAGTTTTCACCGTTTCCGAGCG